TTATTCGTTTGTTATATCTATATATTTTGTTTTGCCATTTTCTTTAATAGCTTTTAAACATTTTTTTCTGTTAGAATCAGCATCTACATAGCTCACATGAACCCAGTCAGGATTTTTTTCAGTACCAAACTCATATATAAGTTGGTCAAAATCTAAATTATTTTTTATATAATAATACATATTGTAATTACTCATATATCCATAGGTATCATCCAAATCTATTGCCCTACCTTGGCAGTGTTGTGATCTGCTAGATCCGCCGATTGCTTTGTTTAAATCTTCCGATCTATAAAATGAATTGATTTTAATTGGGCCGTTAACTGCCTTTCTAAGCCGTTCAAACACCTTTTCCGCAATCAATTCCATGTTTTGAAGCTCATAGTCATTCGGCTTGTTTTCTATGCTTAAACGCATCGCTGTTGCGCTTCTTGTCGCTTCCTTGTAAGAAATATGTTCGCTAATCATTTTTTTAATTTTTTAATTGTATAAATAATACTCACTAATAATAAAACAATTCTTAATGTTATTTCTATGTTAGTTAACGATAAACCAAAGGCAATTGTGTTAATTATATATAATTTCATGCTAGATGTCTCCATTTTAATTGGTTTGTTCAACTTTGTTTGATAATTCTAAGATTGCTCTAAAATATGTGTGATCTGTTAGATCTTCCTCAAGGTATTGGATTCCTGAATTTTGAACAGCATAACAATTAAAATTGTATACCGATAAATTAAAAGCGCTTTGATTTTTACTAATTAATAAATCTGTTATTTGGCTCATTATATTATTGGCATCTAAATCACCACCACTATCGCCGTCAAATCTAGTAACCACCTCAACCCGAGTAATACACTCAACGTTATATTTACTTTGATTGTCATCTATTGCAGAAGTTGATAAACCATAAACCCTAATAAACGGATAAACTGAATTACTAGGCACTCTGTTATAAACACTAATATAACCGCCGCCAGATGGGTTGGTTACTGTCCCAGTTAAGGCGCTTATTATGTTTAATCTTATATATCTTATTGGATCTAACATTATTTAATATCTTTTTTAATTTCTTTATTTAACCTCATTAATAGCGCATTAAATCCCTCTCTAACTGAATTAAAAAAATAAGGTTGCGGCTTCATATTAACCTCTCTTTTGCCTTGGCCCTTAAACATCGTTTTAATCATTGAGCTACTTATGCCCAATTCCTGAGCATCTGTTGTGCTTATAGAGCCACCAGTTCCAAACTCAACATAAGGCGCATATTTTGCATTTGCCTCAACGTATGCTTGATTTTTTTGAGATCCATAGCTTAAACTTTGCTTTAAGTTTCCTGTATCTACTGGGACCTTTGAAGTTGCTTTTGAAATAATGTCGGCCGCTGTATATCCAATCTCATTGCTAAATTTTTGTTCACTAAATTTTTTTAATTTCTTTAGTTTTTTATTTAGCATTGCCAAATCTTGAGCATTAATTTTTACGCCAGCTATTGCCATTTTATTCTATTTTAATACCTATTATTTTAGTGAAATATTTATATTCACTTTGAAAAATATCATCAACTCTATAATCCCCATCAAATCCCTCAACCTTAAAAACAAAACTAATATTATTTGGCGTTGCATCATTTATAGTATTAGTTCTAACATATAATTCGACTTGAGTTTTCGTATTTCTAACACCAAACTCTGAGGATCTATCCCCCCCTTTTTCCTTTAAATTTGCCCAAATAGTTTCGTAAGTGGTTAGTGTATTGGTCCAACCACCATAGCCATCACTGGTCCTAGTAACGTGTTTTATTTCAATTCTAGTGTCTAATTTTCCTGGATTCATTATAAAAACATTGTTTGATATGACGTTAAAATATCTCTAACATCTGTAGGGATTAAATCTGAGGCATTGTTTTCATCACCACTGTTAAAATCGGATCTATTTTCATAATACGTAGCGGCTAATTGTAATATCGCTTGTTGTAGTAAAGAATCATTTAATCCCTCTGTTATATAAACAACAGTAACCTTAATCGCTGGGCCACCATCAAGCTCAATTGTTTCCTTGTCTAAACCGATATTTGTATGTGTTACAGCAACACCATTCGCATCAATACTAACTATTGAGCTAACAGGACCAAACGGAATGCTAAATATTCCCTCAGTTGCATCTAAATAATAAGATCTATTTTTTGCTACAATGTCCCTGGATATATAATTTTCGCACCAAATTCTGGATTGTGTTATTTGTCGAGCTATAATAGTGTCATCCGCTGACGTTTCAATTCTAGCGTATAGCTTTAAATCTGTTGATGTTACAATTTCGCTTCCTGTTGTGGAATTAATTTTTGCCTGTCTCATTTTTGGTTTCTTTTGAATCAATTTTTAGCTCCTTAGTTTCTTTTTTTGGCTTTGCTTCTTTTTTTGCAATAGCTTCACCCCAACCCATTGAAATCCATTTTGATAAATTAGATTCGTTGATTTCTATTATATCGCCCTCTTTATAATTACGACCCTCTTTAGAAATTGATGTTAAAAGTTTTATTTTCATGATACTTATTTTATGTAAAGATAAAAAAAAAGCGCCACTAGGGTTTTAATCTAATAGCGCCTTAACTTATTTATGAAATCAGGTCAAAGTTATTGAAATTTTCTTTATAAATACCATCGGCCCTAATTCTTATTGTTTTTTGCTCAATATTTGGTATTATAAAAAATCCATTTAACTGCTGGTGATATAAGGCAAAAAAATCTACATACTCTTTTTTGTAATAACGCCCTGAGGTTCTTAATACACATTGCTCAGAGTAGCGGTTGTTTCTGCCTTTTGTTCTGTCTTTGCTTATAAATTTAATTTGAATCTTGAAGAGTTTGCCCTTTTTCTCAACTATACAATCATAGTGAGAAGCTCCTAAAAGCGGCATACAGACGTTAAAATTTTGCTCCATAGCCATAGTGCAAAAAATATACTCTGCATAACATCCCTTTTGGTTGTCGTTCACTATGTCAATATATAAAAAAAACCGACTAAATTAATAATCGGTTTTTAACATTCACAGGATTCAAACAAACAAATTTAAAAACAAAACTATTGTGAATGTATTATTTTTTCAATCTCAGTTAATTTTTGTAGCACATTTAATTTTTTAATAGCTGGCAATTTTTCCCATAATAATGGATCAATTGAGCTTTGCACTATATCATCAATATCAATCATTTTTTGTTTCATTTGTAAATACTGATATTGCGAAAATAGTTAGTATAGTGGATGTTAAAAAGTCGGAATATAGCAATATGGCCCTTGCCGCCATAAGTAGCATTAAACCGACTATTAAATGCTTAACGTTGTCTTTATGCATCTTCTTTTAAGTTAGCTTTATTGAACGGATTAAAAGTATTTATAAATTTTTGCTCTAATAAATCCCTTTCGTTTTTTCTTTGCCTTTTAGCTTTATTTATATTGTGTAAAAACTTATCTCTATTTGCCATAATTAAAAATTTAACATTAAGATTAAACATATTGAATAAACAACCACATGAATAGCGATGAGCCATTTCCAGTTGTTAGGATCTTGTTTTAAGAATTTTTTGTACATATCAAACATATTTTAAATATTAAAAGGGGGTTTTTACACCCCCGTTAGTTTTATATAGAATTTAAATCCAATACTATTCTCATATCTCTATTGCCATTAGGTATCTTGTTTAATTCTAATTGAGCATCGTTAATACTATTAAATTGTTGAGCTTCTAAAGAGTTAGAAAATTGAGGTATAATCATACCCATAATTGAAAAGCTCTTTTTTAAGAATTTACCATTGTTTAAAATTAAATGTTTCATTGTTTGTTTGTTTGCCTAACTGCTTCATTGCAATTATAATACAAATATAAAACTTTTTTTTCAATTACAAAGAATATTTTGTATTTATTTTATTATTATTTGAGTTTACTCCATAAAAAAAGGGGTAATAAATACCCCTTTAATTATAATAATGGTGATTATTACGGAGTTTCTAGTGCTGCTATTGCAGTTGAGAAAGTTCCATTTATAATTCCATTTGGTAAATAAGTCGCTAATGCAACTCTTTCCATTACTCTTACAGTAACAAATCCCTCTCTTACGTTGATTCCGTCTTGAGTAAAGAATTCAACAGATACGTTGTCTCTTACCCATAACTGAGCCGCTTGAGCGAAATTACCTACTAAGAATGTCCCCGCTGTAATCTCGTTATTAACAGCAATTGGAGTCCCTAAAAAGTTAGGTTGTAACCCTTGATAAACTTGATCCTTAAGATAGTTGTTCGTAGTATCTTTTAATAATAGGATCTTATGAAAATCAGTAGGATTAAGCATAATATAATCAGCTCTATAGTTAGCAATTGTTAACTGGTTAAGAGCCGCAACTAAAACGTCAAATTGATTTGCCGCTTCAACTGATTGGTAAAATTTACCAGCCGATGAAACATCAAAGTCAGACGATGCAGTTACTAAACCATTAAGGTTCGGTGATGTACCATTCCCGCCTAAAATTTGGTCATCTTCAACCTCCATTAGTTTAGCTGGCACTCTAGCTGATAAATAGCTAGTGATTTGAGGCGTGTCGTGTAGCATTTCGTCAGAAATTCTTAAGTAAGTACCTATTTTCTGCACGTTAGCATCTACAGCCGTCATATCAAAGTCAGATTGTGGCAATGCCGCACCTTCCGCAGTTGGAGCAGCAGCGTTATTGTATCCACTTTCTTTAACATATTTAACCACATCCGAATTAGTAGAACCAATTGGAATTAAGTTTCTTATGTTTTGGTATGTTGTAGGATCAAATTTGTATCCTGGCACTCTTTGTGGAGGAATTACCGCTCCTGTAAAGTCAGCCGCAACAGTCATATCAGCTTTGATTTCAAAAGAAGATGATCTACTTGATCCGTTTCTCATTGATTCTAAAGCACCCTCGCTGATAGCTTTTGTTAAGTTTCCAGCAAATGATTTATCTTCTATTTTATTAGCTTCAAATCTTTTTTTGCTAGATACTTCAATAGCATCCATTCTGTCAGTGAATTTTTGTGTTAGGTTTGCAATTTCTCCTTTTAGAGCATCGTCTGCCTTGCCAGTCGCTGATTCGACTGCCTGTCCATGAGCTTTTTCTAGTTTAGCGTCTATAATATCGCCTAACTGATCTAGCTGTTTTTTTACATTTTCTTCCATTTTAATAATGAATTTTTTTAAAGTTTGTTAATTAAGTATTTATAAATATCAACCTGGGACATCTTTACAGTCGGCTCAGTAACCTCAATGGCTGGCTGAGTGGCATTAATGAAATATGTTTTGAGTTTGAGTATTTCGCTTTCTAAGGCATATCCCATATCGTCAGAAATATTGCCTTTTCTTAGTAGTTTACAAATATTATCATATCTTTTGTAAACTTGATCTATATTATGTAATCCTTTTACATCCAGTATTTTTGCTTGATCGTTTGCCGCTAGAGTTACAGCGCTAATTTCATATAGTTTAACCTCTCTTATTTCTCTATAATCGGATTTCATTTCCTTTACTATTGGCATAATACCAACACTATTCTCTGTTATTACTCCCGCTTTCATAAGCTCAATAACATCAGTACCTAATTGAGTTTTTGGAATTTCAGCAACAAATACTAAACCCTTTTCATCTTCGTATAATTCTTTCATTTTTCCTATAGGTTGCATCATATCATGCTGATATAAATACTTAACTCTTTCCCCGTTTTCTTTTATGGTTTTTAAATAGGCGCCTTTTCTAATAATATCCTGGTCGCTGTCTTTATTATCGAAAAAAGATCCATAACCTTTTACAATATTATTTTTCTCATCAAAATCCATTAAATCCCCATCAATTGGAGCCGCTTTATATATAAAATCCATAATTATATTTTTTACAAAATTACTAAATTTATTTTACTATATTAATTGACTACCAGCCAAGCCAAATCCTAAGCCATCAATTCGGTTTATAGTGTTCGCATCCTTCACAGGTAAATAGACAGCCGAGCATCTACAATTAATAACATTTCTAGCGGATCCCTCACCTGGTCGCATAATTAGCTCACCCCCAACAGTAAAATTTTCATTTTGTGGTCGTTCTTGGTTATTAGCCACATTATGCCAATCCCTCTCTCTTCCGTCTATTGCTGATGACCATCTTTTAATTAAATCTTTTCCAGCAAATACACTTAAGGCGCTTTGTTGTATTCCAAAATTTGCGGCCCTTGTTGTTTCGGTTCTTACAACCCTTAGCGCTTGATATGTTGAGTATCTTTTAAATTGTCTTTTTAATATCCTGGCTTTTGCCGCCGCACCTAAGCGCATAAATTCAGGATCAGCAAATAATCTTTGAATTAATTTTATAGCTGTTTTTCTGCCAGTATTAGCAACCCCTGTAATTTCTAAAGCCGTAAAGTTTTGAGCATAGGCAATAAATGAAAGTTCCCAAGCCGATAAATATTGCTTATAATCAACGCCTTTATTAATATAAAGATCAAAAGTTGTAGCATACCATTTAGCAAAATGCATTGAGGTATCTAAATAAAGCTCATCATATAATTTTCTTAAATCACTATACTTAAAAAGATTTTCATATTTAATTGAGTTAAAATTTATCATATTGTCAACTGCTAAAATGTATTGACTTTGATAATATTTAGTAAATCTTTTTATATTTCTTTTTTCTGTTTTTTGTCGTTCCCTTTCGTTTGCATCACGCCAGGCATCACCAAACTTTTTAGATAATTTAAATGTTTTAGTATCTAAATAATTCTCATCTTTATTTTCATATTGAGAATAGCAAAAAGCAACCCGCTGATCGGCATCAGGGAAATCAGCTCTCGCCTCATCATCTATAACGCACCTAGCTAAAAAGTGTCTTTGTGTTTCGCCTGTTGTTGGTATTGGCATTATTCATTTATTTCTAGGTCCTCATTAATTTCAATATTCTCATCCTCAATAATCTCATTAATCTCTGGCATCTCAATGTCTCCAGATGCTGGGATTAAGTTTGCTGGAATAAAATACTCATTTAATATTGGATTATCCTCATCAGCTCCATAGCTCATTGCGGCCCTCTTTTCATTTGGTGTTAGCCACCATGCTTTAGACATTTGATCAACTATTTTATCCGCCTCTTCTTGTAGCTCAGGAATAACACTAAAATCGTATTCAATACATAAATTTTCCCCATATTTAGGAGTTAACCACCTATTTAATTCGTCTTGTATTTTAATAAGCTCAGGGATAACACAATTTTGATATAATGCTTTTTTAGCTTCCTTCATGTTATTATAAGTAGATCCCTCAGTATTATTAAGTAACTGAACGGGTACATTATAAATATTACATAAATCTTTAATTGATGCATTGTATTGCTCTATTAAGCTAAGATCTGAGGCATTTAATCCAAAATTAACCCAAGATAATTTTTTAGGAGTAATAATAATATCACCAGCATTTTTAGTGCCTTGGTGTTGTTGTTTAAATTTATCTTTTAATTGTTGAGCTTGGACCTCGTTTAAATCCCCCTCTTCACTCATTAAAATTCCTCTAGATGTTTGATTTTGTAAATATTTAACACCTGTTTCGACTGCTTCATTATTAGTTGTCATGGCCCTCAATCCCGCTTTTAATGGGGATTGCCCGTATAAATGAGAGCCAGTACCATCATAAAAAGGATTAAAATCACTTATATGGCATATTTGCTCCGCTGGTATGTGTACAGTCCCATTATATTCAATGGTATAGGATTCCACTGGTTTCATTATACCGCCTGAATTTATTTCCATAATCTGACTTGGCATTACATAAAGCTCAGTGTATTTATTTATATTGTCTCCCGTTTCTGGTCCTATTCCGTATATATATCGGTTTCCTGTTAGTTTTCCGAATGCTACTAACTCGCCAATCCATGTAGCATAGGATTGAGCTGGGTTTGGTCGATCTAATAATTTTTGTAATTCAGTATGCTCAACTTCAACTAAAGCATCTTTTTTTAGCATATTAGCTTTATACATAACATTGGCATCAATAACCCCGCTAGTCATCGCCTTATATTTCTTATAGCTTTTATCGTTTACCTTTTCATATATGTTAAACGGGATCCCTGATGCCGCCTTAGCTATAATATTAACTAATGAGTAAACAGTAGCATTTTTTCTATACCCATCATTGATATATGTTTGATCGTTTTCAGTATTCCAAACAATCGTATTACCTAGCCAATTATATATAGCTTTATTATACTCTTCGTTTGTGTTTTGTGATTTACTACTGATTAAAGATCTGAATCTGTCAAGAAATGAAGCCATTAATATAAAATTTTATGTAAAAATACAAAATAATAAATTCTTATTTTATATAACAAAGAAATCGTTTCTGTTTCGCCATCTACTATATACTGAATATCTAATAGAATCTAGCAAATGATCCGCTTGATTAGATTTCGGTTTATTGATTATCGTGCCATCTTTTAACTCATCATAAACATAGCTTAATTGTTCTTTAAGTATGTTTGATGATTCTTCACTAACATAAATATCAAACTCTTTAATTAAACTGATTCCAGCGTTTATTGATCCCTGGCCCTTTACAGCGCCCTTAGCCAATACACTCATTTGTCTTAGCTCCTCGATTGATTTTGGTTCGGCACTATCACAGTACATTAGCATATTATCTAAATTTTGTTTTATTATAAATTGAGCAATATCCCTATTAGTCATTCCTTTTTTATATATAAGCTCATGGATATATAAATTATTATTATGCTTTCCAACTTTTACAATCGCTAGAGGATCCTGGGAAAATCCAAAATCACATCCCAGTACCTCATCATCAAGCTCTGGGAAATCTTTATAAGGAATATAATTCCAGTTTTTAAATATTTGTTTTTCACTAAATACAGCTCTTTGGCCCTCACCATAAACCCGCCAATAATCTGGATCTCGCTCCCTTATTCTCTCAATTTCATTAACTAACTCATTAGGTAAAAATTTATTATCCTTATATGTTGAAATAAACAGCTCGGCATCATCTCTCTCAGCTAAATCATATAAAAAATGTACAGGATCACTCGGATTAAAATCTATATATATCCTTGATTTTGTTCTCATGGCTAACTGTTGATAATCTTCCTGGAATAACTCATTACCTTCATTAATCCAAAGAATATCCCTAGAGGATCCTCTAATTTTTTGCGCATCATCAGTACTAAACATCTCTAAAGTATGCCCATTGTATTCAAACGTATTTTCCGACTTGTTATGCACTCCGCTCCAATATATACCCAGTTGCCTAGAAATATGCAGAAAGTCCCTAAGAACCGACCTTTTGAGTGCTGGGAGCGTTTTCCTGACTATTGATATAACTATTGGATCTGTTTCGGTAGTCATTAAATACAGACAATATTGCATTAAGGACCAGGATTTTCCTGACCTAGTTCCGCCCTGAAATATATTTAATCTAGCTTTAGAGTTGACTGCTTGATAGAATTGTTTATTACAATGCTCAACTATTCTTTGTCTTTCGCTGGTGTCCATTCAATTAGTTTGCTTACAATGGAGCTATCGTGCTGGATTTCTTGCCTTTCGATATAACCCCTTTTTTTCCCTTTTGTTTTTAATAAAAATATTGTTGCTGTTGTATTGCCATCTTGTATCTGTTTATGCAATTGACTCTCTGCAAAATCTAAAGCAATGTTTTGAATATCATCAACTTCTTTTTTAAACTTAAGATCCTTTGCATAATAATCATAAAATGTTGATCTATTGCAACCAACCTTTCTGCACGCATTTGTTACAATACCCAAAGATTTCTCCAAAGCTAATAATAAACTCTTTTTTAGGGTGTTGGTTTTGTTGGTTCTTTTCATGCTACAAAATTACATAAAAAAAAGAGGGATTAAAAATCCCCCTTAATTTACCTAATGCCAATAGCTCTCGCCTGGCTTTTTATATTAGGTTTTATTTATAAATTCCTA